GCACTATATTAATGACGTAACTAATCAAAGCTATGGTAACAATTCGGGCATGGTGCACCTTGCATATGACTTGGGAGCAAACCCTAGTGAATGGTATCCGTTCCTTAAGCCAATTGTGTATGCAATTACAGAAGCGGCAGGACATACTATTGATCAATTATTGCGTATTAGAGTTGGCTACCTAAGCCAAACAACAAAAGCAGGCTACGAGCACAATACTCCCCACATAGACTTTACTATGCCGCATTACACTGCCTGCTATTATGTAAGTGATAGCGACGGAGACACTGTGATATTTGACCAAACATTAAATGATGTAGAAGAACAAAACATAACAGTTAAGGTGCTAGAAGATCATGTGGCAAAAACAAACTTCACAGTGGCACAACGATGCAGTCCCAAGAAAGGCCGTGTTTGTATTTTTGATGGACTAAGATTCCATGCAAGCACCAAGCCAGCAGAACACGATCGCCGATTGGTGATTACAATAAATTACACAGCGAGATAATATGCACCATAACGTAAAATCAATTACCATTGTTGGCGGTGGATCCAGTGGTTGGATGACTGCCGCAGGCATTGCCAAACTATTGCCTAACATTAAACTAACTCTTATTGAGAGTCCGAATATTCCCACCATTGGTGTCGGTGAAAGTACTATCGGGCATATCAATCAATTTTTATCTTTATTGGGACTCAAAGATGAAGACTGGATGGCAGCGTGTAATGCAACGTACAAGACAAGTATTAAGTTCATTGACTTTAGAGAAAATCCAACAGAAGAGCCGCACAAATTCCATTATCCGTTTGGCATATTTGACTTCACTGACAAGCCACGCGGAGTAATGGAATGGTTTTTAGCCAAGGCAGACAGTCCCTCTATTACCAATGATAACTTTGCTGAATTCTATCACGATAGTGTGTTAATGACTGATAGAAATAAAATGACTCGCAATACGGACTTTAAAGTTCGCGGCTTTAACTTCAAAGAGGACACTGCATATCATATGGATGCGGCTCTGTTTGGTAATTGGTTACGTGACAATATATGTCTACCCTCCGGGATGACACATATCCTGGATACAGTAACCGACGTAGTGCAGCGTGAAGACGACAGCATCGAAAAGATTGGTACAGAGAACAGCGGGTATCTAACTGCTGACTTGTTTATTGACTGTACTGGGTTCAAGAGCTTGCTATTAGAGCAGACGTTAAAAACACCATTTATTAGCTTTGGCGATACTCTGTTAAACGATAGAGCAGTAGCGACGGTTATCCCTTATATTGACAAAGAAGCTGAAATGGAAAACTACACAAGCTGCACTGCAATTGAAGCAGGATGGGTGTGGAACATTCCGTTATGGAATCGTATTGGCACTGGGTATGTGTACAGCAGCAAACATGCAACAGAAGCAGAAGCAGAAGCACAGTTCCGTAAACATCTAAAAAGCAATCGCATGATCTTCCCTGATGCAGAACGTGCAGACACTTGCGAAGTTCGTCATATCAAAATCAAACATGGCGTACACGAACGTGCATGGGTTAAGAACGTAGTGGGAATTGGACTTGCTAACGGTTTCATTGAGCCATTGGAAAGCACAGGACTAATGCTAACACACGAAGGCATTGTTAAGTTATGCAGTACACTATTGATGCGTAATGGTGTTGTGAGTAACTATGATGTTGATTTGTTTAACTACGGATTCCAGGAACAAATTATGGGATTCAAGGACTTTATTAGTCAACACTATGCGTTGAGTTGCCGAAATGATACTCCGTACTGGAAAGAAGTAACAGGAACAGTTAACTTCTCTCGGGCAATGGACAATACTACCAACCTATCGGGCCTAAACCACGACGTGAGATCTCAATCTGATTTGGGTATGCGTATGCACAGAACACGTAAATTTGATACCATGATGGGCGGTATCATTTATATTGCAGCCGGGCAAGGTTACAATCCAGTGGAAGCCAATTACTTGAATTACGAAGACGATCGCGTTGGGGACAATCCGGTAAATCGTAGGGAAGTGTACAGCAATTGGCTAAAGCATAAGGAAGAAGCATTGGCACATATTGAAACATTGCCAACGCATTACCAATTCCTGTACGATAACTTTTATAACAAGTAAAGCAATAAATACGGTATGAAGAATATACATCCATTATACCGTCGCACTTATGTGGGCGAAAGCATTGTAACTAACCGTACCTACGAAGATGGTAAATGGAAGCAAGATACTACTAGAATTTTTCCAACTGCATCTAGTAGATTGATCAGCACTAACGCACTGGTAATTGGCAACGGCGAAAGCAGAAGCAAGTTTGACTTGAATGTTATTGCAGAGCACAAGGGTGGCTCAGTTGCAGCTGGAGCATTGCAAACTTATGGATGTAATGCCCTGTATAGAGATTACGTACCGCACTTTCTAGTAGCGACCCGCAATGAAGTTATCTCAGAGTTAATTGATAGCGATGTTACAGCAGAGTCGATTGTGTATGCAAATTTAGATATTACTAAAGCTCACCCTGGTAAGTTTTATTACATTCCCCAGAACCCATGTTGGAACTCTGGCGCAATGGCCGCATACCTGGCTTGCTTTGATGGGCACACTAAAGTATTCTTAGTGGGGTTTGATGGAGTTGATACACCAACGCATAGTTATAATCTCTACCAAGGTACCATTGGCTATCCGGAGTTAGAGCACGGATATAGTGAAGAGTTTTATGTAAAAGCCATGAGCCAAGTGTTTGCGGCATATCCTAAAGTGGATTTTGTGCGTGTAATGCCAACTAACTCATTTAGACTTCCTGAAGAATGGAAGTGGGTACCTAATCTACGTCAAATTGATTTTAACCAATTTGTTAACGAAGTAGATTTATAAAATACTCTCTAGAGTCTTAATCTTATCCAACACGCTTTGGAAATTAAATGTGCGCCATACTCCGGGGTGCAGTGGCTTAGGATGATCTTCTATGCTGGTCCACGCATATCCTCTATGCTCATGGTTTAGTTCGGGTACAAATTCTCTATCTACTTTAATCAAGTACGTGTGGTACTCAAAGTTAGCGTTATCACTAGTAAAGTGCTCCAATGGGATTACCTTAGTATAATCAACTGGGCCAATTTCTTCAATTACTTCTCGGGCTAATGCCTGTACTGGAGTTTCATTCTTTTCAATCTTGCCGCCCACTAATCCCCAATGGCCATTATGCTTGTGCCCATTGCGTAGCACAAACAAATATCGTTTAGTTTTCTGGCTGTAGAATAATGCACCTACGCCTACAGTATGATTGACCATTCGCCTTCGTGGTATACACCGTCGATACTCTTAGTCCAATTGCCGCCTAGCCATTTGTACTGAATACCGGTGTTTAAGTTAGTAACATATTCTAACTGAGTGTGGGTAGTACTGTCAAGACTAATGGTCCAATTAGAACCATTGTACTCAATGATATCATTTGCGTGTGCAGAGAAGTTACCCCATACTTGAGTTCCTGCGCCAATCTCTCCGATAATAAGATATCGTGTTCCTGTGGCTGGACTTAATAAGTTATTGCTATCAACATTAACTGAGTGTGGATCAATGATAGCATCAACTGGGCTTAGAGTGTTTGCTGGCGCAGTGTCTGTGTCCACAGTAAACAACAGTAACGAGTCATCGGTTGGGTGGAAAGCAATAGTGCCCACTAGTTCAGTAGTCTCTGTTACTCCGTCAATTTCATCGTATGCTGTGGCCAACTGCAAGCGTACTTGGCTAGTGACTTCTTTGAGACTGCCATACAATCCAATCAATGGGTGCCACATGTCGGTAGTACCAATCTTGTCACTGCCGTCTGCATTAGACATTTCGCTTTTCTTTAGCAGCTTTAGAGTATTACCTGTGAACAGCACACCGTAGTTCATTGGTGTTAACATTCTACGGGCAAGCAAGTTGCTTTCGGCCATTGCATTTTCATCTAAGTTGCCATTGGCATCAAACACACTGGTAATAATTTTCTGTACAACGCCTAGTTGCTTTACCTTAGCAGGGCCACTGATCCAAATTGGAATTTCAAATGTCATTGTGCTAATGTCAATTGGTTCTTCGCCACCAGTTGGGACACTACGGCTGCTCCATGTCATGTCTGTGCGGTTGACTACAGTTAAACTAGTCCAGTCGATGTAGTTGTCTGTGCTTTGAATTTCCATACTAGGATTAAACAGCACGCCAATTTGTTCAATTAACTGTAGCTTCTGTTCAGTATTGCTAGTCCAGATATCCAATTTTAAGGTTAGCTTATAAGGTACTGGCATCATGCGTTCAACAGTGTACGCAGAATCTTGTGTAGTTCCGTACTCCCCGGTCATTGGATCATAGCTCTTTTGACGCAGATTCAACTTGCTCACAAAGAACGGTTCTTGCATACGTGCTTGGTCGTAGGTTAATCCGTTGATATAAACAGCCATAGCCGGCACAGCGTTTAGGCTGTTCTCACTATTGTTGCGAAGAATCATTGCAGCTTGTCTGCTAACATCGCCGTATACTACTGGTACACGTTGCAGGGCAGTAACGCCATTGCGGTCCTTACCAAACTCTACCTGGAAGTTGCTCATCATACGGATGAACTGAGTTACGAATCGACGGATTTGACCATCGTAGAAAAATTGTTGTGCCATTAGTTATCAGCCTTAGGTGTAAGGATCTTACTAAGTCCTTGTAATGTGTGATGCACGCCACCACTATGATCAGTGTATGTAGTTGTGTCGTTAACGAATCCGCTACGAAGAGTTTTATTCTCTGGGCCATTGGTTAAGTTAGTGCGTACAGCATCTTCGATCTTAATCCAACGCTTACCATCAAATCGGAACAATCGGTTAGGAGTATAGTCTAAACGTAGATAATAGTCGCCTTCATCTGGCATGCCCGGGAACGCAATGCCTGCAGCAACTGCAATACCGTTTGGGCCAATACCATCACCTGTTAAGTAGCCGTGTACTTTATCAGTTGGGGTAGTGTCAGTAACATCTGGTGGAGTATTGGACTCGATGTAAATCCCGCTAGTATCGTAGCCTGATTGCGGAACATCTGCTTCTGCCTGTGTAATGATAGCATCGTTGATATTTTGGTATTTCTGGATAGTGCTCAAAATGTCTCCCACTGGGGTAGTGGTATTAGTGCCGCCTGCAACGTTCTTGAGAATGTCCTTGTACTCTTGGCTATCAGTTAACGGATTCAATTTAACACGCCAAATATGTGGCCACCAAGTGGGAGTGAAACCTTCGCTACCAAATTGTGCATCGCTGCAAACGTAGAAGCGTTTTAGTGCAACGGGCGTACTTTGGTCTAGACTGTTATAGTCCATCAAGTGCATAAGCTCTAGTACATCGCCGTTCATGATCTTACGTCCCACGTTATCAATCATGTCGTTTAAGTGAAACGTCATAAACAATGTGCCAGTTTGCAAGAACAAGCCAAATTGGCTTAAGTCAAAACTATTGTCTTGAACTTGGTATTGCCCGCGCATACTATACACACTAGTATCGTACTTGCGGTCTCTGTTTTCCAGGAACAACAAGTCTTGGATGTTCATTTCACTTTGGTTGGTGTAATCAGGCTTGGTAGCATCTGTACTACCAGTCTGCTCAATGGGTCCTAAATACTTGTGCAACAGCACGCCAGTTCCGCCAATGGTATACATTTCGCTGATTCTGCGATCCAAAAACTTGTAATCATTTGTATGCTTACCGTCTTTCCATAGACTTAAACGTGCCATGCTAATTCCTCAATGTAGTATTTATGGTTTGACACGTTAACCATTTTGTTGTATAATAGCCCTATGCAAGTAACACATCAAGCTCATCGCGACGAACTAGACGTATGTTTAACAGTGTTGCAAAATACTCACAACATGGTTACGAAGTCAACATTGTGGAAGTTTTACAACAATCTGCGCCTAAGCTGGGTTGCATTAGATAATGAAATGATTAATTGCCGTAGACGTGGTAAACTAACACATAAGTACACAGAACTAGAAGCTGAATTCTTGTCTCATTACACTAACTTTGAGCAGTGGCATATTATGGCAGCACTTATGTACTAATTGACACAAAATGGATCATTTGCTATAATAGACAACATGTATAAGTTAATAAACAAAGCAGGCACCGAACTAGATGGATTTGAAACTCTAGACTCTGCTATGCAAGCTGCAAAGGCCGTGGGTTTCTTTGTAACAATCAAAGGCCCAGAGTTTGAAGTATGTGGTGTGTTCGGGGTAGACACAGTCGCAGATGGCAAGTGCCCGGATGGCATTGCGTACGACTGGAACAAAGCATCGCGCATTGGCGCAGCAAAACGTAAACGATAAGGAAACACGATGGCAACAGTAGCTGGCATTAAGATCAAAGTTAAAGCACCGCGGGCACAGCGCATCGCATTTGCAGACGAAAAGTACACTGGCCCTGAGCCAGAGTGGCCAGCTGACGCAGCAGAGTGGGAAGGCGACAAGTTTGACAATCTGTTGCGCAAGAGCTTTTATTACTACAATTACTATTACAGTCAAAAGGATTGCAAGAAGTACGTAGTTGAATGGTTGCAAAAGAACAGCAAGCTGACAGCAGAAGAAATTCGTGCATTTAACCGCGCAGGTGACCGTTTGTTGCCTATGACCGTGTGTAGTTTGATTATGGCGCATCGCCAAGGCATGCCATTCCGTGGCCGCCACATTGAGTTTATCATTGACAGCGTACAAGACGTTATTGATAAAGCTGAGCCAGAAGTTGTTGAGACTGCCGAAGGTGACAAGCCCAAAGCATACGTGCCAACTATCCAGGATCGACTGAACGAAAAGACAAGCGAGATCATTGGTGAACTTGAGGGTGTCTTTGATGATGTTGCAACAGGTGTTAAAAACCCCACCAAGCTCTACGATTTTCTAGTGAGCAATAACGTGGTACAAAGCCAGTTAGGAAAGTAT